GGTCCTAAACCACCATCCATCAATTCATCAATTACATCCCATCCTGTCGATACTGAATCTCTTTTAACATCATCCAATATATTTTCAAAATCATCAATAAAATCCAATCCCAAATCGTTTTCTACACCTACTTTAGATGCAGCAGTCATTGTATCTATGATTTTATCATATTGTCCTGTTTTAAGGAGGTCAACTGATTTTAATAGAGCATCTTTAACTTTTTGGTTTTTTGAAAAAGTAAGATATTCATTTTTAACATAAGGTAAATCTTCTGCACCAATTTGTTGATATACCGTCTTTAATTGTTCAATGACTGTTTGTTTGAGAACTTTATCCTCAATTTCTCCCACTTTGATTTTAAAAACCTCCATGGTCGGAGCTCCACGATACTTATCAAAATAAGTTTGTGTTTCCTTTACAATCCATTGATTTGCTTGAGATTCAAAAAAGTTAGGTTTGGTAATTTCATTTACCTGCTCTAAAAACTTAACATCTGTGATAAGTGAAGCAACTACTTTAGATTGATACGATTGACCATATTTTACCAATGTATCTACTGCTTCCATTATGCTTTAACTTTTTCTTTTCTTAATTGTTTCTTTGACTTAATTGGTTCTACTACTTCCGTAGATTCTACCACCACTTCTTCCTTTTTTGGTTTTCTTGTAACCATTTTCCATTCCGATTTAGATACATAACTCCATGTGTTACCTACCATATTGTAAGCTTCTTTATCCGTAACTCTTTGGATATCGCCTGTTTTGTTGTTTTTAATACACTTCATAGTTTTTATTTTTTATCTAATTACCATTAAAATTTCCGATTCTCTAATTAAGATATATTTGTGTCCAGCAATCTTAATTTCTTGTCCTTGATGATATCCAGGTAGAATAACCTCATCACCTACTTTTAAACTCATTGGAATTGGAATACCCGCTTGTGTAAATAATCCATCACCAACCGCTTCTACTTTTGCTCTTTTTACATCTTCCTGCCTAACAGTATCCGGTATAATAATACCACCCACCGTTGTTTCGGTTGATTTGTCTAATTCTGTTAGGAGAACTCTATCTCCTAATGGTTTTGCTAATTTGTCTGCCATAACTTTATTTATTTTGATTCATAATTAAAAAATTTATCTAATGTTTTTTCAACTTTCGATTTTTCCGTTTCTATTGGTTTTGATAACAATTCAATAAATGCATCCCAATTATCTCCGGTATCTTCATATTTTGTTTTAATATCCAAATCGGTTTTTAAATCAGAATGTTTTGGATATGGTAATACAGGAATTGTCAAATCTTTTTTAAATTTCTTATCATAGAAGTAAAAATATCTATACTGACCACCAAAAACTTTATACAAAGGAGTTCCATATATGCTTTCCAATAAATCTCTACTTTGAGAACCATGTTTATGCCATAATGATACATTATGTAACCGTTCACCATCTTTAGTCATCCATATACCACCATCCTTTCGGAAACCTGTATATGTGAAATTCGTAGCTTGATATATAGTTCCTACTTTACCCATCATACCATCTGCAAAACTAATAATCCATTTAAGTTCAGGTTTTTTTAGTTTAATATATTTCAAACACAATGATATACTTTTACTCTCACTATTCATACCAAGTTCATCACTCATCCATAATCTATTTAATTCAAGATATTCATTTGGTTCGGTGTTTTTAACCCATTTGCAAGTATCGGCTGGTCTAATTCCATAACCAAATTGTGCAACACCATACAAAATATTTTCATAAAAAATTCCAATATGAAATTGAACTCCCTGTGCAACCGTTCTACTATAATGATTTTTACATACCAAATCATTTGCAAGTTTGGAAGGGATTTCTTTAATTTCGATTTTATTCAAATCTATATTAGTTTTATATTTTTCTTTTTTATCCATTAAAACTTTGATATATGTCCAAATGTTGATTGTAACCAATCGTTAATATCTTTAAACGCATCTATAACACCATGTCTTAAACCTGCTTTTAAAAAGCCTTGCTTATCAAATTTAGGGGTTGGTTCATCATATCTACCCATAATTTTCATACGAAGATTACCACTAAATTCTGGTTCGGATAACTGCATCAATCTACGATTTCTTTCGCAAATTGCCAAATTACTTTCAAACAATTCATGTGCTTTTACTTTTTTATTCAATCCATTAACATATTCCAACATACTTTCGGTTGTATGATAAGTTTCTTCTGCAAGAATTGGAAATGCTTTAATAATTGATTTAATACCTAAACCATTTACACCTTCTATACTATCCGATTTATCACCATCAATCATTCTGAAATTGATAAAATTGTGTGGATGAATACCAAATTCTTCTAATACTTCTTCTATGTTATAAACTTTCTTTTTAGATGGTGAATATACACTCACATCTTTATTTACTAATTGTAAGAAATCTTTATCGGATGACATTAGGACTACTTTTTCACCTTCTTGTCGAAGTTGAGTAGCAATATAACCCATAACATCATCTGCCTCAATGCCATCATATAACATAATGGTTACAGGTAAATGTGTTAGGAGTTCTGCCAATGCTACCATCTGTCTACGCATTGAGATTTGTTCATCCTCCGGATTCATATCTCCACCAGTGATAGCACGATTAAGGCGGATTTTGTTTTTAGCTCTATCCGCCTTATATCCTGCGTAAATGTTTTGTCTGCTTTTTGCCCCACCTTTACCATCGAAAGTAAGAATAACTCTGGTAGGGTTAATTAAACGGATAGCGTAGCCGATACTTTTTAAAGTACCGACTATGCCTCCAATATGGTCACCATTATCTGAAAGATTTGGTGCTGTTGACCAAGAACGAATGAAGGTATTAAGACCATCAATAACTAATGTTTTAGAATTTCTATGTAAATTTCCAAAACTTTTATGTTCTTCATCTATTTGTTTTAGTATATCTAAATACTTCTTATTAATCTGACTCATTTGCTACATCCGTTGTTTCATCAACTTCCTCTGAAGCGGAATTTTTATATTGTAAAATACAAACCTCACATATCCTACGATATATTTGGTCTTTTAGTTCTTCGTTTGTTAATATTTGTGCGAAATCTTTTGATTGGAATTTTATAACCTCACCCGTATCAATATCAATATATTCATACCATGCACCCGCTTGCTTTACCAATTTGTTATCTTTCATCACACTCAACCAACTACCGAAGTTATCAATACCTCTATCAAAAAAGATACTGAAATCTGCGTGTCTCAATGGTGGTCCTAATCTATTTTTAACAACTTGTGCTCTAACTTTAATACCAACAATTCTATCACCCACTTTTAACTGTCCCATAGATTTCAAACGTAATCTAACAGAAGCATGGAATGCTAATGCTTTACCACCGGATGTTGTCCAAGGGTCACTAAATGCCATTGCGTTCATTTTCTGACGAAGTTGGTTAGTAAATACTAAACAAATGTTTTGTCTACCAATCATATTCGTAATCTTACGCATTGCTTTTGAGATGATGATTGCTTTATCAGTAGCGTAACCATCTTTATCGTAATCAGCTTCTAATTCTTTCTTTGTAGATGCTGCTGCTACCGAGTCTACTACGATAGTAACCAATCTATTCTTATCAGAAGTTCTAATTTTTTCAATGATAGTTTCACAAGCTTCAAAGATACCTTCAACCGTATCTACTGAAACGTATAATAATTTTGAAATATCAACACCAATTGCTTCCAAAAACTCCCTATTAACGGCAGTTTCGGTATCAATCAATACGGCTACTCCACCTTTCTTTTGTGTTTCAGCTAGGAGATGGGCAGAGAGCAGAGATTTTCCACTCTGCTCTAAACCCGTAATCTCTGCTATACGGCCAACAGGCAAACCACCATAAGGTCTATTAGAGATTGCCACATCCAAAAGAGCGTTACCCGTAGATAACCAATCTTTTACATTGGTAGGAGCATCACCCCCACCATCCGTAAGGAAGTACGCAATTCTACCATCCTTATTTTGTTTGTTTAATGAATCGGCAAGAATACTTGCCAAATCTTCCTGTACTTTAGCCATAGTTGTAACCTATTAATTATTAAATAAATCATCAAATGCTGATGCTACATCATCTGCTTTTTTAGCAGGTGCTTCTTTTTCCCAAGGAAGGTCACCATATTCCTGTGTACCACCCATATCAACTGAAACTTGTGATTGTTTAGGTGCTACTGCTTTTGGTTTTGGTGCTTCTAATTCCTCAACAATTTCATCATCCGTAGTTGCCGAACCTGGGTTTAACCAATTTTCCAATACTGATTTTAATTCAGCGTATGATAACTCCTGATACAATTCAGTAATGTTCTTTTGGTTTTCCAACAATTGTTTTACAACCGCTGGGTCATCAGAAAGCTTTGTTTGTGCTGGTTTAATTCTGATTGCAGTTGTTGGATATGCTGCGTTTGATTCTTCGGCAGAAGTTACATCCAATACGATATCTCTACCGGTCATTGGGTCTGTAATATCACCGTAATCAGGATCAGCAATATATCCTAAAATGTCTTGGTAAACTGTCTTACCAAATCCCCAGAACTTAACACCTTCGTTTTCCTTACCTCTTACGACTACAGGTACAAAAGTACGAAGTTTTGGCTCCATCTTTTTACCTGCTTTCCAATCATCGGTATCACCTGTCCTTTTAAGCTTTTCTGCAAACTCAACAATAGGGTCAGGTCTACCAAATGACATTGGAGACAAGTACGTTTTGTTGTTAATGTTGTAGTGGAAATAAAGTTCGATAAACGGAATGTCCTTATTAAATTTGTAAGGAACGATACGAATTTGTGATTTTCCGTTTGCTGGCTTCCAAATGGAATCAGACTTTTTTGTGTTGTTTTGTAAAGAGTTAAATCTCTTTAGCGCCAATGAAATGTCCATTGTTTTTTAGATTTTAAGGTTTAAAAATTTGTTTTAAGTTTAAGGTTTATAGCTATATCCTATATAGATAAATATAACCTTTTTGAACTTTTACATAGTAAATATACGGAAAATTTCCCGAATTACCAAATCTATTTTGCCCATTTTCCCCTCTGTACCAATTGGGCAATTATACCATAAACTGATAGGTCTTGGTAGGTATCTTGGATAGATTCACCCACTTCATCTGGTTGTCCTAAAACCACCAATTGCTTCAATCTTTGGATTTTATCGTTAATTCTAAACCAAAGGCCTGTAAGTGATAATTTTATATCTTCTTTGGTTTGTAGTGAAGTTCCAACGGAGATATTTCCTGGTCCATAATTTCTTTGTTTTTTACAAAATGTTTCGTACATTTCGTCTTGAATTTTCTTAAATTCAACCATCATTTCGGGATATTCCCTTTCGCAAAATTCTACTGCTGATTCTTCTTTCATATAACCTATTTTAACGTTTCCAAAATTGATACCATTTTTTCTTTTTAACTTCAGGTTTTGCAAATGGCTGTCTGTTGTCCCAAATGTTTACAATTCCACCATATCGTACTGCCATCATTTGACAGAATATTTGATGATATTCTGGTGGTATTTTATCAAAATCTGCTTTTATTTCTACATCCAAAACTATTGTATTATTTTCTTGAGATGATAATCGTAATGTATCATGCATCTCAACAATGGTAGAACTTTTAATTACTAAATGACTACCATCCCCTAAATGAAATTCGCCTGGTTTTGGTTTAATTTTTGGTGCCATAACTTATTTTTTACTATCCCAATACATTTGTCTTACCTTTGCTCCTAATT